TTGGATTACAGAGGATACTGACAAAATGTTCTATAAAATAGAAGACAAATAATGTAATATACTTGGCTATGACAATAGAGGTAGCCAGGTATGAATTATTATTTTACAGGAACATTAATTATATTACTCGTTCTAATGGCTTTGTTTATGCAACCAGGATACGTGCCTAAATGATTGATAAATATATTATAAAATTTTGTGAAACGGTTGATAATATAACTGATTGGATTGCTAATAAATTAGCAGGACCACGTTGTCAATGTGGTAAGAAAAAGAAAAAATGAGTAACAAACCATTAAACATCGGAGACGAGGCGCGCGTGCAAATGCCTATGAAGACGGTAGCTAGCCTCATAATTCTCGTAGCAATGGGTGTGTTCGCATATACAGAGCTGACAGCGAGGTTGGTATCGTTAGAAACATCACGTGAACTGTTTGAAAATGATTTACTTAAAAAATCTGAACAGGTCCCAACAGACCAGGAGCAACATTTTTTATTGGAAGATCTTTACAAAAGTGTAGAGCAAATTGAAACGCGGATCGAGGATATGATGCACAACAAAGTCAATATACAATTTATACAAAAACAAACTGAAAAGTTATCAATAGATGTCGAAGATTTAAAAGATAAGGTAAGAGCAAATGGCAACGGGGCGCATTAATAGAAAAGTATTAGATCACATCGCACTGATAAACAAACAAAATAAAGCTGCGAGTCTAGCAAAAAATTTAAAAAAAGAAGTAGAAACTGGCAAACATGGTACACAAAAGTACGTAATCAAACAAGGTGAAAACAAAGGTAAGACGGTATGACAGAATTAATTATTGCTCTTCTTATGATTGTACATGGAGAGATTAAGGAAGCCCGTATACAACCAACAATGTCAGATTGTTTGAAAGGTAAGAGGGTCGCGAAGCGTGAATCTAAATCACACATAAAATATCAATGTATTAAATCAAAAGCAGAACTTGAGACAAATATAGATGGATCTTTATCTATAAAAAAGTTAATACTGGAGTAATGAAGAAGAAAAAAATAAGATTCCAAGCAGAAGTCGTTGATGGTAAATGTCCAACTTGTGATCAGTTTACAACGTTAGTAGGTATTGACAGAGATTTTTTTAGATGTATGAGTTGCGGTTCAGATTTAGAACAACATGTTAATGGTAAGATAACTTATCTACCAGTTATAACCGCACCTAAAGGAGCAAAACCATTTGTTAAAGAATGGTTAGACGAAGATGGCTAAACAAAAATTTACACACTTTATACCCAGAGACAAACCTAAAAAACGTCGTGGTGTTCACACAAAATCATTAAACAAGAAAAAAAAATTACAAAAAAAATTAACTCGCTACAAAGGCCAGGGGCGTTAGATGAAATGGATGTTAATAGTTTACATCTGCTCTGCAATTGAGGGCGAGTGCAGAACTCCGCCGGAGTATCCATCTATTAAAAACACATACTATGAATGTGTCCAAGATGGGTTAGGTGATTCTTATGAATTATTATTTGGTTCTGATAGTATTTTTACACCGGAAATGATACTCAACTCACAATTGTATCCACAATATAAATGCACACCTGTAAAAGATGAAGGTAAAATAACTACATAATTGTCTGCCCGTCCCAAGAAAGGGACGAACAAACAAAAGGTGTGAGAAGAGATCACAATAGTATAGTAAAAAAATATTACTTGCAAGGCTTGTTTTATTATTGTAAATTCCCATATATGAGAAGAACAAATCAAAGAAAGGAAAACAATGGCAGATCCAAATAAATATAAATCGTTGTCAGTTAACAAAGTTGACTGGGAACAATTGGGTGTACTTGCAACAAAAACTAATAGGACCAGATCAAAAATGATTGGAAGACTTATTAGATTTTTTTTAGACAACAAAGGTGGTAAAGCAAATGGCAAAAGTAAAAGTAGCTAATCACAAATACATTTGTCCGGAGTGCAAGGGAAATGGTTATAACAAAGTTTATGATATGATTGTGCAGTGTGATAAATGTAAATCAGAAGGTGAACTTCCATTAGAAGAACCAACATTAGAAGAATTAAACGCAATGGCAACATCGGCGAGGCTACAGTGAAAAAAAATCCTGTAGCCAAAGAACTTCGAACACCAAAATTTAAAAGTAAGAAAGTAGAATCTAAAAAAAAATATAACAGAAAAAAAGAAGTCGTTGGTTATTATTATGATGGTTACAACGACATAGTAGAAACTTTATACAAGGAGAAGAAATGACAGAGGCCGAAGCTGCGTACATTGCAGGACTATTTGATGGCGAAGGAACTATCACTTATAAA